GACCTTTTGCACCCCTTCCAATCGGGGTCCGGAGACGGTCAGCCCCTGGTCCTCCAGGGCGGCCATGTCCAACGGTCCGTACTCGAAGTCCTCGCGGGACTCGCGGGCGTATTCCAGCAGGTACAGCAAGGCAACTGCGTAGGCGAGGTTCATTGCCGCGCGGTAACGGATCGTCAGCACGGCATCCTCGGCGGGCGCGGTCATCTGGAAGGCATCACCACGCGCTTGACCTGGTAGGAGATGACGGTCTCCTCGTCACCCTCGATGACCCGCAGGTCGTGCGGCTGGTTGTCGCCGCACTCGTCCTCGATCAGGCGCATGACGGCCAGCCGGTCGTTCTCGTACCGGTCGTAGTCCGCCTCGCCAGCCTCCGGGTCGGGCGGCGTAACGACCCACTCGACCCGCTTGATGGCTACTTCGCGCCGGGGAAATGTCTTGGTCTTGCTCACTCGGTCCCCACCTCCCGGTGCCTGCTCAGCACCTGGCCTAGTTCGTGAAGGGCCGCGGCGTGGAAGTCACGCATCGCCCGGTAGCGGTCCTCGCTCATGTCCCGCACCGACTGGGCAGGAACGAAGGGTGCTGGCGCTCCCCTTGATCCCCCGGGAGTGCCAGCACCCACCAGGATGATACGGCACCGGCACCTCGGATGCCTCGGCGGGCACAGAAGATCACGGTAGACACGGGGCGGGCGGCGCAGTCCGACCAGGCCGCCGTAGCTGAACTCCTGGTCGATGGGGATAGGCCCGGCCTTGGCCAGGGCCAGGCACCAGTCGCACACCTTGTGGTCGTCCCGGCTGACCCACTGCTTGAGCATCCCGGCCGGGGCCTTGGCCAGCACGTCCTCCCCCTGCCGCCGGGTGCGGGCCACGCTGACCGTCAGGTCGTTGCGCAGGCCCAGGTGCCAGGCAGCGGCGGAGGCCTGCCGCCGTACCGCTGCGGCACGGAACCTGGCCGCGGCGGCCTCCGACGCGGCGCTGCCGTTCACCGGCTGAGGGACGGACTGGAAGGCGGTGATGGCGGCCTGCCGCAGTGCCACCCCGGCGTCGGAGTACGCCCGGGCGATGTCCGCATCCAGGCTGTCACGGAACAGGTGGCCGGCCACCCGCTCGCCGGGCCAGGTGCTCTCCAGGGCTCCGTCTGCCAGGCTGCGGGCCTGGCCCAGGCGCCGGTCCAGGGCGCGCATCACATCCGGACGGGACAGCATATCGTAGATGTCCCCGTGCGGGTTGCGCTGCACCACCGCTGCCAGCAGGCTGACCCACTGCACCGTCGTTCCGGCTACGTCAGACTGTACGCTCACCCGTCCTGGCTACCGTCCCGGTGCGTCACGATGTTGGTCATGATCTCGCGCATCAGGCTGACCATCGCCTGGTCTACCGGCGACGAGAACCCGGTGACCGCGCTCGGCTGCGGGCGCGTGGGCGGTGGCTGCGGCGGACCGCCGCTCGGTCCTCCGCCTCCCGGTGGGCCGCCCCCGCCAGGCGGACCGCCCGGTCCTGCTCCGGGCCCGGCGTTGTTCCCGGCGCTGGATCCAGCTCCGCCCGGCGGCATGCCCGGCATAGGCGGCGGCGGGACCGGCTGCGCGCCGACACCCGGCATAGGCGGTGCCCCGCCCGCACCGGTCAGCTGCTGCTCCATCTGCAGCTTGTTGACCTTCTGCTCCATGGAGTCCTGCTCCATGGCCTGCTTCTCGATGGGTCCGTAGTCGATGTTCAGGCCGAGGATCTTGGCCATCCGCTTTTCCAGCTGCAGGACGAACTGCCGGCTGATCATCCCAGGCGGGGCGACGGACAGCTTGTCGAACGTGTCCTGCACCGCGGCCTGCTGCTCCTCGGTGAGGGTGCCCCAGCGGAACTCGGGGTACTTGGCGGTGCCGAAGTTCCAGTCGATGAACCGGGGGATGATCTCCTTGTTGATGCACCACGCCATGTCGTCCATGATGGCCTGCAGCATCATCATGAACGTCTCGTCGCTCTGCGAGCCGAAGTCCACCAGCGTGGACGACTCGCTGGCCCCGCCGCCCTGCGCGTCGTCGAACCAGGCAGCCAGCACCGACTTGGACATCTGGCTGTTGTGGTGGTTGATCAGGCCGAGGAAGTCAAAGCTGCTCTGCACCTCGTTCAGCGAGGTGACAGTCCAGTCAGCCGTTGGCACCACCATGTACTGCGCCATGCCCAGGTCGCGCAGCGCGGCGACGAAGTTGATCTTGTCCTGCTTGGCCGGGTTCGGCGGCATGGTGCCGATCCGGGTCCCGACCGCGGCGCGCTGGGCGGCCAGGTGCACGATGTAGTAGAGCTTGGTCTTCTTGTCATAGTGGTAGAACGCCGACTCGAACAGGCTGATCCCGTAGAACGGCTTCTCCTCCTCGCCGTTGGCGAAGTAGAACGCACGCTCCTTGGGAATCTTGACGTCGATCGTCCGTCCCTGGAAGAACGTCCGCTGCCGGAACCCGTTGAACTCGCCCTGCCCGTCCAGCAGGAACGTCAGCGTCTCGGACGGGCGCCAGTCGATCTTGCGCAGGGTGACCTTGCCCTTCATGGGGCCGGTCTTGGGTACCCAGTAGACCATCTCGAACCCGCTGAACCCGTCGAACGTGGACAGCAGCATGCGCCGGATGAAGTGGGCGAAACTGTGGGTCATCCCCCCAGCCGACGACGGCAGGAAGAACAGGTTGTGGGTGAACTCGACCTCTTCGTCCGCGTTGTCCTCGTCCGACTCCCCGTTCTGCCCGGGGGTCTGGCCGGAGACCTGCGGCGGCTGGCCGGGGGTGACGTCGCCGTCCTCGTCGGTGTTGCCGCCCTCGGGCTCGTACTCGTCGGGCGGTGCGATGGAGGCGTTCTTCAGCGCGGCCAGGATAGGCATCGTGATCAGCCGGTACAGCGCCCGTGCCTGGCCGTCCTGCCGCCGCATGGAGATCAGCTGGCGGATGGTCACCGGGTCGTCGCGGAAGACTTCCCAGCTGTCCCGGTACGGGGTGGCGAACGGCAGGAAGTACGGGACACCGACCGCGAAGTTCTCTTCTTCCGGCGCTGGCCGCGGCCGCGGTCCTGCGTCGGTGGTGTCGAGGACGTAGCCCTCTTGCCCGAACCCCTGGCTGGTGACGCCCATGCCGCCCGGCGGGGAACTGCCCCAGCCTCCGGCCGGGAAGGCTGCGCCGGGACCGGCCAGCTCTACGTAGCCGTCGCCGGGTGGTGCAAGTACGTCGACAACCTCAGCGTCACGGCCTGGTGGCATCTGCCCTCCCTCAACGATGAATCAATCGGAGTTAAGGGAGAACAGGCACCACCGTAACGATGTAGTTAGACGGCAGTGCCAGCTCGTCGTACTGCGACGGGTGCAGGACGTCCTGCAGGTACAGGTGGCTGGTCGGCATGCCGCCCTGGCCGGCCGCACCGGGCGCGCTCTGTCCCGGTACCGGTGGCTGGCCGCCAGACGGGGGCTTCATCCCCAGCGCGGCCGGGCCGCCGGCCGAACTGGGCATGGGCAACTGCTGTTGCTGCGACGACTGCTTCGGCTTCTGCTGCATGGGCGGACCAGCCGCGGCGATGGCATTGTCTTCAGGGTCCGGCGTGGACCCCGGGTCGTCGGCCGACGTCGGTCCGCCAGGCGGGAAATCAGACTCGGACCCCGGCACCTTGTGGTTCGGGTAGCTGCTGGTCGGAATGACCTTCCACAGCTCGGGGCCGAACTCCACCACGTCACCGACCTGGACAGCGCCCCAGGACACGCGGTACGGGGTGCCCAGCCGCAGGCCGGACGGGCGCTTGCGGGCGCTGGGCATGCCGCCCGCGGCCAGGCGCAGTACCTTGTCCAGGTGCGGAGTGTCCATGACTAGTTAATCGGGACCTCACACCATGGGGACGACGGTCACCATCCGGTCCTTCGGCAGGTCCAGCTGGGAGAACTTCCCCGTGGTGACGTTCTGCAGGTACTGAGTCGTGATGTTGGTCCCGGTCCCCGTGGTCGAGCCTCCGGTGCTGCTGCCGGTGCCGCTGCTGGTGCTGGTGCCGGTCGACACCCCGGTCGTAGATCCGCCCGTGGAACTGCCGGTGCCCTTGGCGGTGGAAGTAGACGACGCCTTGTTCCCCGGGAAGCTGGCGTAGGGAATGACCTTCCACAGCCCGGACGGGAACCGGATCACGTCGCCGGTCCGCAGGCTGCCCCAGGATGCCAGGTACGGGGCACTGGCCCCTGATGCCCGCGTCTGCTGAGACTGCCGCACACTCACTACCCGGCCGCGAGAGGTACGCCGCTGGTACTGCCGCACGGCAACCGTCGACAGCCGCAAGACCCTATCCAGCGCTGACTCTCCCATGCCCTATTTAATCGGGCCTGGCCGGGCCGAACTGGTGAACCGGCGGGTCGTCTAGCACGTCGGTCCCGGCGCCGCGGTACACCTGGTCCTCCCACGCGTCCAGGCTGAGCGGCGTAGGCATCAGGTCGTGGTACTGGAAGCCGACGTCCGACGCCGCCATAGGGGCCACGAAGTCCAGCGGCAGGTTGTCCTCCAGCGCCGGGTGAATCTGCGCGTAGAAGTTCTGCCCGCCTAGCTGGGCTATCCCGCCGTCTTCCTGCCCGCCCTGCTGGACGGCGCCCTGCACCGCGCACGCCACCGCGTCGGCCATGTCCTTGGACCCGCCGACCGGGTGGTCGATCTTGCCGTTCGCCTGCTTGTTCAGGCCGAACAGCTCGCGCAGTAGCTCGGGGTCGCGGTCGGGCGGGTACCACAGCGGTATCTCGATACGGCCCTCGTTGAACATGTCGCGCAGGCCACGGTAGGGCTCGACCGTCAGGTCGGTCGACACCCGCTTGGTCTCGATGCCATTCTGCTCCAGGATCTGCATGGAGTCGACCGACTGGAAGCCGTCAAAGCTGAACCACCGGACGTTGAACCCCCGCCGCCGCAGCTCCAGGCACAGTTCCCGGGCCCACCGGATCTGGATCTCCCGCGGCGGTTCCTTGCGCTTGTCCGCCTCGTACCGCAGCACGAAGTCCACCTTGACGAACGGGCGGCGCTCGGACATGATCACGTCCCCGCCCTCGGGGTCCTTGCCAATCACCTCCTGCTCGTCCCACCGCCGGACGTGGGCCATGGCGATGCCCGCGCAGTCCTTGGTGACGGCCAGGTCGGCGTGCATAGCGTAGACCGCGCCGCGCTTGGGCATCAGACCGGCTGCGAAATCGTAGGCAGTCGTCCAGCTGCGGACCTTGGCGCTCTCCCCGTCCGGGTGGATCACCCGGTGCATCTCCGGTTCGTACTTGACCGCCAGCTCGTCCCGGGGCATCGAGACGATGCAGTCCTCGATGGCGACCTCGTTGGAGAAGTACGGGTTGACCGCGGCGGCCGGGTCGCACTCGAACTTGGCCCGCGCCTCTACCGGGTCGTCCTCGTACTCCTCGGCGAAGTCTTCCTTGGTCCGCAGCGGGTTGACCACCCAGGTGGCCAGCGGACCGGACACGTAGTGCCGGGTGGCCGGGCCACGCCGTTCCTGTTCCTTGCGTGCCTCGTGCGTCAGCTGCTGGATCATCGACCCCTTGTACCGGGGGTAGGAGATCCGCACGTTCTTGCCGACCTTGGGGAACCGGGTGATCATCGACGACCGCATCATCTTGAGGATCGCCTCGGCCGACTTGGTGGAGTCACGGGCCGACCGCGGCCGGTGCGCCTCCAGCTCCTCGGTCCGCTTGAACGCGTCGATCTCGTCGGCCACGCCCAGCAGGATGTTGAGACCTTCCTGCGACTCAGCGTCGCTGTGCCCGCTGATCGCCTCGATGCCGTTGGCGTAGCGGATGGACCCCTGCAGCGGGTCGGCGTACGGCTCCAGCCAGCATCCCTTGCGGGTGACGGTCTCGCGCATAGGTCCGAAGAACGCGCGGTTGGCCTGCGGCGCGGACGACGCCACGTTCAGCAGGTGGATGTCACCGTCCGCGAACTTGTAGTAGTCGGACGGGCTGGGCAGGCACAGCAGCAGGTAGGCCACCCGCATTGACAGCACCCGGCAGGTGTAGTCCTTGCCGCCGCCCTTGCCCCACTGCAGGGTGACGAAGTTGACCAGCGGCAGGTCCTTAGACCAGTAGCTGCTGACCGCCGGGTCCGTGCTCTGGGCCAGCTCGGTGTAGGTGGCCGGGAAGAAGATCCGCTCGGACGCCCGCACGGCATTGAACTGCTCGGGTGACAGCGTGGCCCGCTTGAGGTATGCCGCGTCGGAGACGAACACGTCCAGCGGGACCGGCTCCTCGACCCACTGGATCCCAGTCGGTGCGGGCTCGTCCTCCGCTACGTCGTGCTGCGGTGGAGCGTCCCAGTTCCACTCACCGAGTAGGTTTGCTAGTTCCGCCACTCTTAGGCGTATCGGGCGTGCCCTTGCCGAACATGGACTTCATCCGGCCCATGACCTTGCCCATGGTGCCGACGACCTGGCCCTGCCCAGCGTTGTCCACCGCCTGCTCCGCATACTGCCGAGCCAGGCCAGGTGGCAGGCCCTGGCGCACCAGCGCCCGGGTCAGAATGCCGATTACACGACCCTCCGTGGTGCTCCCGGCGTCGCCCGTCCGGCCCCCGCCGAGGCCGGACCACTTCTCTTCCGGACCAGCGGCTCCGCCAGGGACTTGGCCTTGCCCGCGGCCGCCTTTGCCTTGGGCGCCGCCACGCGAGCCGTTGCCGCCGTTCCCTTGGCCGCTTCCTTGGCCGGGTGAGCCAGCACTTCCTTGACCATTGGATGCCGGCCGCTGGTTATTCCGTGGTACACGGCCAGCTCCCGGCCCACCTCGACTGTCCATCCGAACGCCATCACCTCTCCGATAATCGCGCCGGCACCGCCGGTCAGCGCCACCATGAGAATACCGGCGATGATGCCCAGGATGTTGAGGGCCATGACCGCGCGAGCTTCTTCCTGCCGGTCCGAGTTCACCTCGTTGGCCGCTTCCTTGGCGTCGCTGCGCGCCTGTGTGGCCAGCTTGGCTTCCATGTCCGCGACCTCAGACATGACATTCGACAGCTCGTTCTCGTCCATCTGGCCGCTCTTGAGCGCCGCGTCCTGCACCGCGCGGTTGGCAGCGTCGTTGATCAGCTGCTCGGACGGAGACTGGGTACCCGGCTGCTGCTGGTTGAACAGCGTGTGGTTGCCTACCTTGTCGGCTGCCCGCTGCCGGTCGGACTCCATCGCCTGCACCCGGTCCTGCAGCGACCCCGGTGCACCCGGGGGGCCGCCGTGCGCCATGGGAGACCCGTTGGACGGCGCGTCCTTGTCAGTCGTCTGCTGCTGCAGCCGGTTGGACCGGGCGGCCATCCGCTGCGCTCGAGCCTGCGCCTTGGCCGAGCTGCCAGCGTGCGGCCGCCGGTTGGCATCAGGCCGGACGCCGCCTCGGGCAGCCTGGCCCTTCTTCCAGGCCGCCTCACCCTCGGCGATCCATTTGGCCTGACCTGCATCCCACTGCTTCTGGGGTATCCAGCCGTTGGGATTGGCCGGGGCAGCACGGTTCGCGACGTGCGCGTGGACGACCTGCATCCGGCCGCGGTCCATGCGGGTGAACTGCTTGACGTTAACCTGCGCTAGCGCCAGCAGCCGGTCCAGGTGGGGCGTGTCGTCGGTCACGGATCACCAGTTTTCCCGGCTCTTGGCCCAGCTGGCCTCGCCCTTGGCTGCCCACGCCTTCTGCCCGGCGTTGCTGCCGTGCACCGTGCCGTCGTGCTGGCTGTCGTTGACGTGGGTGTGCTCGTGGTCGTGGGTCATCGAGACCTTGTGCGCGTGGGTGTGCGTGCCGCTGAACGGGGCGTGGTGCATGGGAATGCCCTGCTGCCCGGCCGGGGCGGCGGCTAGCATAACCCAGGCGTCGCCGCTCTGCAGCTGGCCGAGCACCGCGGTGGCGGCGACGCTCGTGCCGATGCTGTGCCGCTGCATCGCCGCGTGGATGGTCGCCTTGATCTTGGCCAGCTGCTGGGCGCTGTACACCCTGGCGTTGCCCGCCTTGCTGATGTAGGAGTTGGACGCCCGCACGTGCTCCTCGGTGTCCACCGGGTAGCGCGGCTTGCCGTCGTTCTGGTAGCCGGGGTCGGCGTACTCCCCGCTCGGCTTGCCCCCGGACAGCGCCAGCGCGGCCTGTGACTGGCCGGCCGTGGCCTCGACCCAGTCGTCCATGCCCTCGCCGTACAGCGCGCTGTCCAGCCCCTCTGCGGCGGCCGCGGCGGCAAAGACCAGCTCGGCGGCAGCGGCCGGGTCGTCGGTGGAGGTGGCCTCCGACAGCGTGAGGTGGATCGCCCGGGCCAGCTCGCGCAGGTCATCCCCGGTCGCGGCCTGGTCCCCCTGCTGACCGGTCAGCCGGAGAAGCTTCTCAAGAGACATGCGCGCGTGCCTTTCCCGCTAGCGTGCTGGTTCCCTGTCTACAATCGGGTGCTCAGGACTTGGGGGTGCTCTTGCGCATCTCGGCTGAGATGCCCCGCAGCTTGGCTGCCACCTTGGGATTCTTCTCCCCGTGGGCTTCGGCCATCTTGTCGACCCAGTTGGCTGCCTCACCGACGTTCCCGTGGTGCAGGTGGTGGGACACCTGGCCGTGCGCCCAGTCGGCCTTCTGGTTCCACTCGGACATCGGCTTGCTGCCGTAGTCCTGGTCCACCTTGTGGGTGGCCTCCGAGATGCGGGCTGACCAGTCTTCCTTGGCGTCCCGGCTGGCCGTGTTGTGCGCCGTCTGGTGCGCCTTGGCTGATGCTGCGCGCTCCCGCTCCTCGCGAGCCGGGTTCTCCGCGTCGCTGTTGAGCATGCGGAACACCTTGGCCGTGTCCTGGTCAACCACCGGGCGGCGGCTGTCCTGGTGCGCCCGCACGTTCTCCACCCGGCCGCGTGACGACCGCCGCTGGAATGCACCGACCCAGCTCAGGCTGACCTCGCTGCCCGCAGCCAGCCGCAGCACCTTCTCCAGTGGGCTCTCGGTCATCACAGCCTCGCATTCGGCTGACCAGCTATGCCGCCGCCAGACGTGTGGTTGTTCATGCCCATCCGGCCGAAGTAGGCCCGGCGCACCCGGTCGACGTACTCGGCGATCTCCGACGCCGCGCCCTGCATCTGGCCCATGGTCGCCTGTGCCTTGGCCCACACCTGCTGCTGGCTGGACTGCTCAGCCGGCGGGGTGTTGGGGCTGAACGCGTACGCGATCCGCGGCTTGGCCCGCATGACCCGCTCGCGCCACTCGTTCTGGATCGCCATCTGCGCGGACCGCAGGCTCGCCAGAGCGGTCACCGGGTTGTTGGTGATCTTCTCGGCGGCCGACTCCAGGTGCATGCACGCCGCTGCCAGGTGGTGGTTCTCGTCGTCGTCTTCCATCTTCCCCAGCTTGGCGCCGAACGCCCGCAGTTCCTTGGGGGTCGGCAGTGAGACGGCGGGGGGCAACGGCGGGGACGGGCTGCTCGTCTGGTTCGGCGCCTGCCGCAGCTGGCCGTAGTCCAGCTTGCCGTAATCCACGTCGCCGGTCGCACCGGGCGCGGTGTTGCGCTGCGGGGTCAGGAACGACTTGGCGTAGGGCTTGCCGCTGGGCCAGGCAGCCGGGGACGCCAGGCGGAGGATCTTGGCGAGGGCGTCATCCATTCTTGTGCCCTCCCATATGCCGGTCCTTTTCCCACTGGGCGACGTTCTTCTGCGCCGCGGCGCGCACGTCCGGGTGGGTCCGCTTGCCCTTGCCGCTCTTGGTCTTGAACCCGCCGGGGTTGATGCCCTTGGCCCACTTCTTGACGATGCCGACCGCCATCCCGTACGCCTTGTGCTTGCCGTACTTGGGGGCGAGGTGGTGCCACAGGTGCTGGATGTAGGGCGGCAGCTCCAGGCCCTTGTGGTGGAACAGCCCGGGCCCGCCCGGTCCTACGGTGGGCTTGGGGACGGTGGACGCCTCGGCGGTATGCGGGGTGAACTTGACCAGCGCCCCGCCGGACACGCCGCCCTTGGCCTTGACCGCCTTGCAGCCCTTGTGGTCGGTGGCGTTCTCGCCGTCGCAGACCTGCTTGTACCAGGAGCACGACTTCATCAGGTGGTCGTGAGCACCGCCGTCGCCCAGGGCCGCGGGCTCCATGAGGTCCACCCCGGCCGCCAGGCGCAGCACCTTGCTCAGCGACGTCTCCACGCCTCTGTAATCGGGTGCCTAGAACAGCGCGAACCCCATAGCCGTAAAGGTGGCCGCTAGCATGAGCAACCCCGCTACCAACGGGAAGTCCACCAGCGGGTAGTCCCGCCACTTAGACATCGAACGATTCCAGCGACTGCGCGAGGATCGGCATGAAGTCCCGCAGTTTCATGTCCGGCCCGGCCTCCCGGGCGGCTGAGTTGAGCGCCGCCTTGAACCCGGCCACGAACCGCTGCTCGGGGGTCTGGCTGTTGCGGTGCAGCTGGGTGGCGAACTCGGTCATGAACTTGAGCCAGAGCATCTGCATGGTGCGCAGGTACTCCCAGTCCGTGCCGCGCTCGCCCTCCAGCATGCGCACCTGGACGTACATGGTGGCGATGCGCTCGACCAGCAGCGCCATCATCGTCGACATAGGCAGGGCCTGGGACTCGCGGCGCATGTCGCTGACGAGTTGCTCCCAGACCCGGTACCAGTCCTCGGGCAGCGCTTCAGGCCGGGCGAAGACCATCTCCCTGCCCGTGGTCCCGGTGGTGACCTGACGCTGCGCCATCTGCTAGTTCTCTTCCCCGGACTTTCCGGAGTCGCTGTCGGAGACGTGCCGCGGTCCCTTGTTGGACTGGCCGTCCTGCAGCTCCTCCTCGGTGGCCGCCTGGCGGTTCTCCTCGTGCTCCAGGGGGTCCTCTTCGTCCCCGCCGCAGCTGGGGCAGGGGTTGTTCTCGCTGCAGTACTGGCCGTCAGCGACGGACCACAGCTCGACCCGGTCGGACAGTGAGGTGTGGGTGGTGGGGTTCGGCGCGTACGCCCGCTTCTTCTTTGCCATACACATTCCTATCGAGGGATCGCCTTGAGCCAGGACATCATCCCCGGGTGTTCGTGGTGCTCGATCACTTCCACGTCGTACCCGGCCAGCAGATCGAGACAGCGCTGCTGCATATCGGGGGAGTGGCACTCGACCAGCCAGGTGGTCTTCCGCTCCTCCAGCACGCTATGTGCCCCGGCCAGGACGCAGTACTCGTGCCCCTCGGTGTCGATCTTCACCAGGTCAGGGGTGCCGTGCACGGCGGCCAGGTAGTTCAGCGTCACGCACGTCACCTCCCGGTGCTCCAGGGTGGCGCCCCAGTTCCACGGCAGGCCTGGTGTCACCAGCTGCCCGCTCTGCATGGGGTACTCGCATGCCTGCAGCAGCACCGTCCCGACGTGATCGGACACGGCCATGTTGAACAGCCTGACGCCGGGGATGCCCTCCCAGGCCACCTGCAGCAGGCTGAACGACTCAAGCGCGGGCTCGAAGGACAGGATCTTGCTGAATCCGAGCTGGTACATGTGTTCCACGCTCTGCCCGATGTTGGCCCCGACGTCCCAGGCCATGTTCCCGCCGATGCCGGACCACTGCCGGTCCTCGGCCTGCTCCCAGGAGATCACCGGTCCGCCCGGATCCACCCGTGCCGGTGCCAGTCGGGGGTGCCGGGGTGGTAGTGCGGGTGCCGGATCGTCCTGATCCCCTGGTACGGACCCTCGGCCAGCAGCTGCAGGCACTCGGTGCGCAGCTCCATGCTGTGAAACTCGATCAGCCAGCTGGCAGTGCCGCGGCGGATCACGTCCGCGGCGCCCATCAGCACCTTGGCCTCGTGTCCCTCGGTGTCGATCTTCACCAAGTCCGGGTCGCCGGTCTCCCGGGCCACGCTGTCCAAGGTGAAGCACCCCACCAGCCGGTGCTCCGCCAGGTCGCCCCAGGCGTGGTGCTCGTTGCTAACCAGCTGCCCCATGGCGATCGGCTCGGGCGCGACCCCCAGCGCCACCTGCCCGTCGTGGTCAGACAGTGCGTACGGGTGGAGGATGACCGGGGAGTCGGGCCGGTACCACCGTGCCGCCATCACGTCGTACGACTCGCTGGACGGCTCGAAGCCGTGCACGATGCTGAAGTGCTTCACCAGGTGGGTCAGCGACTGCCCGACGTTGGACCCGACGTCGTACGCCAGGCCGCCGTCGAACCCGCCCCACAGCAGGTCGTGGATCTCGGGCGGGTCGCTCTCCGCCTCGCTGACGATCATGGCCCTCCTAGACGAGTCGGTAGTCCGCCGGGCAGCGGTGCCGCCGGAAGCTCTTGGCCTGGGACGGGGCGAAGTGGTGGGGCAGCGCGAACGTGCCGCCGTGCTCGCCGATGTTCTGGCACCGGGACGCATCGGGGACAGCGATCACCAGCCCGGCCGCGGCCTGCCGGTGCATCTGCCACTCCCACCCGTGCTGGTCCGGTGACGGGCCGGAGTCACGGTTCCAATCCCACTGCGGCAGCCAGTATGTCTGCCACGCGTGGCGGGAGAACCCGAAGCACCAGGAGGTGAACTCGGTCAGCATCTGCACAGCCGACTGGTGCTTCGGGT